AAGCAACAAGATGAAATCAAACGACTGCGAGAGGTAATTGCCGTCAACTGCGACCCATCTGATGCAACGCTAGAGGATAAAGAAATAATAGCTGAGTGTCACAAACTTACTTTTCCTGATAACTATAAAAGCATTGGAGGGGAGGAATGAGTGTTTATTATTGCCAAGAGCATAAGAGAGACTTTAAGCCTGATGAGTGTATTTCATGCGAAATATCCAAAGACTTGTTAGATAAAGATGATGAAATCAAACGACTGCGAGAGATAGAAAAGGCAGCGAGAGTTTTTGTTACTGAGTCATACCGACCAAGTTCTATAAGTGGAGATGCTGCGCGATTTGATAAGTTGATAAAAGCATTGGAGGTGAAGTGATGAGTGAGATTATAGAAAAGAACGATGATTGAGCAGTTAGGATTGCTGAACGATGGACATGCGGATGGAGTTTACCTAATTCAGTCCATGCCAGATCCAATTCCATACCCTGAATTTATTATGAAGTGGATAGTGCCTAATTACTCGCCTGACAATATTCGGGAGTTTGTTGAGGATGAAGGTTTCAATGGATCTTAATTGGAGGTGAGTAATGGGCTACCCAGACAATAATAATTACCAACTAATACTAATCAACCTGTCTTGGGGATTTAGCTTTGTTTGGGTGGAGGTGAGTGATGCTTAAAATATTTAGATTGAGGGTGGCAATGATAAACGGGTGGGCTGACGCGCCTCACGCATGGCGCCATCACCTGACCAAATTCCCAAGAATAGAAACAGAGCCACGGCCCTACGGCGTGACCAGTCTGTACTTGTTCGGCTTGGTCATTTATTGGTGGCTATCATGAAAACAATATGCGACGACTGTGGTTGTGAGTTCAATAGCCCAGATGAAGGGACCATATCAAGCCCAGACGAAGGATGTTCGTGGAACCTGATCTACCGATGTGATATCTGCACGATAGCAGCGGGGGACGAAATCCCGTGATGATCAACTGGAGATTATTCGGCTTTACATATTCGCCGCCACCACCATTGCCACCAGAATGCTGAAGGTCACGACAAAAGAGTTCGCGGCCTTAACCGGGCGCTCCATGTCCGGGGCGCTGAGCTACTTGCAACAACACAACATCGGCAAGGCAACAAAGAAAATCACGGTCAAGACAGCGTACAACGATTTTGGCCACAGGAAGATAGACACTACAGTCTGGTCAATGCCAGAAGGGGAACATGATGGAAGGGACAGAGGTAAGCAATAGAATAATTGAGGCGGTTATCGAGTCGATGGGGCTCAGCGCTAAGATGGTCAGCTTTGAAACTCAACATAAACACGCACTGGCAGCGCACCACGCCTCTCTGGTCTGCCTGCATGAGACATTGGTCGACGACGGGCTGCACGAAATGGCGCAATGGATTGAAGAGCAGATCGAAGGACTGGACGTGAAGGGCTTTGATTTTGACAACAGCTCAGACAGATGAGCCTCGACGTCACGGCGCTCCGGGACCTGTATGAGTCGCTCGATAACACTGAGCAAGCCGAGCTTGATAAGCTAATCAATTCTGAAGAGGTGCCATGGGTGCCTCTCCCGGGACCACAGGAAAATGCGTATTACTCAACGGCCGATATCATTGGCTACGGTGGTGCGGCGGGTGGCGGCAAGACCGACCTCGCGTGTGGCATGGCACTGACCAAGCACACGAAGTCAGCCATCTTCAGACGAGAAGCGACACAGCTCACAGGTATCCTCGACCGCTTTACTGAGATACTTGGCAACCGTGACGGTTACAACGGACAAGAAAAAGTCTGGCGCCTCAAGGGTGGCAAGCAGCTCGAGTTCGGCTCTACGCCTCACGCTGGCGACGAGGCCAAGCACCAAGGTAGGCCGAAGGACTTTCTCGTCCTCGATGAGACGGCCAACTTCCTCGAGAGTCAAGCCCGGTTCTTGATGGGCTGGGCGCGGACCACCATCCCCGGGCAGAAGGTTACCGTCTTGATGACGTTCAACCCACCGACCGGCGCTGATGGTGAATGGATTATAAACTTCTTCGGGCCATGGCTTGACGACAGGCACCCGAACCCAGCGCTCCCCGGTGAGCTTCGCTGGTTCACCAGCATTGATGGCAAGGACGTCGAGGTCGATGACCCCGAGGCTGGCATGAAGGACCCACGAACAGGCGAGGACTTGGTCATCCTGTCACGCACGTTCATCCCCTCAAGAATACGAGACAACCCATTCCTAACCGAGACCGGGTACACCGGCGTACTTCAATCGTTGCCTGAGCCTCTCAGGTCTCAAATGCTGTACGGAGATTTTAAGGCGGGAATGGAAGACGATATATGGCAGGTCATTCCAACGGCGTGGGTACAGGCAGCTCAGGACCGCTGGGAACCAAGAGAGCAGAAAGGACCTATGGAAGGCATGGGCGTCGACGTCGCTCGAGGTGGCCGGGACGAGACCACTATCGGCAGGCGTCATGGTAACTGGTTCGATGAAATCATTCGGTTCCCCGGGACATCAACGCCCGACGGTCCCAGTGTCGCAGGTCAGGTGGTCACAGCAAGACGAGACGATTGCCCTGCCCACATCGATATCATTGGGCCCGGCGCCAGTGTCTATGACTTCCTCAAGGACGGCGGCTGTCATGCTGTCGCTGTGAACAGTTCGGTCGGCACCCAAGAGGTCGACCAGTCCCACAAGATGAGGTTTTTTAATTACCGCACTCAGATATGGTGGCGGCTTCGTGAAGAGCTGGACCCAGCCAACGACACCGGCATAGCCTTGCCCCCGGGCAGCAAGCTACGCGCTGACCTCTGCACTCCGCTCTGGTCGTATCGCTCTGGCGGCGTGCTCAAGGTGGAGCTCAAGGAAGAGACTAAGAAACGACTCGGCCGTTCACCTGATGAAGGCGACTGCATTGTGTACACCAACATCCGAACCGCAAGGCGCAAAGGAGGCCGGGGCAGCAACGAGCCTTACTTCGTAACTCACCACTGATACAAGCGGCGAAGTCGCCGACCGGCCAGCATAGTTGAGTTTTATAAACTCGAGGAAAAAATCTATGTGCGGATTCGGCGGAAGCGCTCCAGCCATGCAGATGCCGGCGCCAGTCGCGGCATTAAGGGTCGAAGACCTTGCCCCACTACCATCCAAGGTAGACCCGGCAGTGACAAACAAAAAAGAAGCCCTACGCAAGAGAGCAATAGCAGCGAAAGGTATGAGCTCGACCATACTGACAGGCCCTCAAGGCTTGATGGAAGAGCAGAAAAAGAAAGGCACGTTGATCGCTTAACGTGATAACCACCGAACAAATATTCTTAGACGCAGACAATGCAAGCGCAGAAACAGACTGGGCCCACATTGAGCCAATGCTCCACAAGGCCTGCACGCTTAAAGACTTCACTCAGACATGCACAACCGATGATATTCGTAAGTCCATTGAGACTGAGCACTCGGAATGCTACCTGTTCACAGAGCACGATGGCGTCAAGGTTGCGGGTGAAATGGTGATGGTTGTGTGCGTTATGACGTACCCACAGACCACTATGATGGAGATAGGCTTCGCCGCTGGCAGCAACGCGACCAAGCTGTTCCAGCACGCCTTCAATAAAGCAAAAGAACGCGGCCGATATTACGGCTGTGACTATGTTCGCGTGTTTGGCCGCAAAGGCTGGCTCAAAGTAATTGAAGACAAGAAGGTATCAACCACAATTTGGGATGTAAAACTATGAATTTTTCAGGTCAGAGCACACAGAAGCAGAACCCACACCGCAAGAAAAAACCTGCGGCAGGACCCAACGCGACCAAAGGCGGCGCTGACGCCGGCTCTATTGCTGACATGCAAAAAAAGATACAGGAGCTGACTTGGGACCGAGACAATAACGCTGGCCAAAGTGTTCACTTGGGCGGCCAACAGGCTGACATGCTGAACCAACAAATCGCAGCGATGAACGACAAGATCAACAGTCGGCAAGTGAGCACCGAGGCGACTCGATTAATGAACCTGTACGGCGGCAGCATTAACAGCTGGATAACGCCCAGCCAAAGCCGACGCGGGAAACCGAATTACGCCCAAGGTATTTCACTAAACGACGCGGCTCGCTCTTACCAAGAGAATGAAAAGGTCACCGCCAAGAACAAACTGGTCGGTGAGCAGAATGCAAGGAACCGAGCAGGCAACGAAGCAACGACACAGAACCGAAACCGGCGCCAAGGCACAGGTCGCGGCGTAACCGGGAACTCAAGGTCTGACGTAAGCAGGCGCCAAGGTGGCAGCAACGGTCGCGGCGGAGACAGCAATGAGAGCAGCTCAGCCAGCAGCAATTCAGGCACACTGAACACGTCTAATAAAGGCATTTTACTGACAGGCCCGGGCGGACTATTAAAAGGCGGGGCCAAGCGTCGCGTTAAGACTCTACTGGGGCAATAAACTATGTCACTACGAACTCACTTAGACACACGAGCGGCTGGGATGGGCATCGAGTATGACCGCTATAAGCAACAGTATAGCGAGCTCTCCGAGTTCATCTTGCCTTGGCGCGGAAGGTTCACGCCTGATGACGTCAACCGAGGCGCTAAGAAAGGAAGCAAGATTATAAACAACCACGCCACACTGGCAGCCAGAACACAGGCAGCTGGAATGATGTCGGGCATTACTTCCCCGGCTCGGCCATGGTTCCAGCTGATTACCCCAGACCCGGAGCTCAATGTTCAGAAGGAGGTTCGAGTCTGGCTCTCTGACGTCCAGACGATATTGCTGCAAATATTCGGACGCTCAAACATATACAACGCATTGCACAACACTTATGCCGAGATAGGAACCTTCGGGACCTCGGCCATGATAGTGCTCGAAGACTGGGACTCAGTCATGCGAGCGCACTCATTCACCGTGGGCGAGTACCGACTGGCCACGAGCGACAAAAATATCGTCGACACCCTGTACCGGGAGCAACACATCACGGTTAAGCAGGCCGTCGACCAGTTCGGGAAGAAAGTCTCCAAGACAACTCAAGGCCTGTATGACAAAGGCCAATATGATTCTCGCATCACAATCTGTCACATGATTGAGCCGAACAGTGATGGTAAGTCGGCGCAATACGAAGAGATCAAACAGGACTTTGCTTTCCGCTCTATCTACTACGAGAAAGGCACCGACGCTGAGCAATATCTGAAAGTCTCTGGCTTTGAAGAGCAAGCGCTTATCGCCCCACGCTGGGAGTCAATCGGTGGCGACACCTACAGCTCGAAGTGTCCCGGGAAGGAATGCCTTGACGACATCAAAGAGCTTCAATTCATCGAGAAGCAAAAGAAGAAAGCAATTGAGAAAATGGTCGACCCACCAATGGTCGGGCCTGAGTCCTTAAAGAACAGCCCGAGCAACACACTGGCTGGAGGCGTGACCTTTGTCGACGCTGCCAATCAAGACGCAGGCTTTCGTCCCGCTTACCAAGTTCAATATCGTGTCGCGGAAGCGCTCGAGGACATCCGTAAGGTTGAGGACCGTATCAGTAAAACGTACTACGAAGATTTATTCATGATGCTGGCCAACAGTGACCGGCGTCAAATTACCGCGAGAGAAGTGGAGGAGCGGCATGAAGAGAAATTGCTGGGCCTTGGTCCTGTGCTTGAGCGTCTTAATGATGAGTTACTCGACCCACTCATCGACCGTGCGTTCGGCATTGCTCAACGCGCTGAAATTCTACCCCCTCCCCCTGAGCAGCTCCAAGACATGGACTTGCGGGTTGAGTATATATCCATCATGGCACAGGCGCAGAAGGCTATCGGCGTCGCGGGGATTGAGGACACGATAAATTTTGCATCGATGGTCGCGCAAGTGGACCCCGAAGCATTGCGCCGGGTGAACCTCTCCAAAGCAATCGAAGTTTATGCAGGCATGAAGGGCATCGACCCGAAACTGCTACGCGACGACAAGGAGCTCGAGAAGGAGGCTGCCGAAGCCAAGCAAGAGGCTGCAATGCAGAGCCTTATGGAGCAAGCACCGGCAATGGCTGGAGCAGCTCAAGACCTTGGTAACACACCTGTCGAGGGCGGCGGCTCTGCTTTGGACGCAATGCTACCCGGCGGACCACAGGCTGAAATGATATGAGCGCAACAAACGAAGACGAACCCTATAACAGCGCAGACGAGGAGCACGTCAAGAAGGCGGAGCTCAAGGCTAAGCATGATATAAGCGGCGAAGTAAAGGACTTTAAAGAAATAATGGGCACAGCTTTAGGACGACGTTTTGTGTGGAGCTTATTGGGCAAGTGTGGAATTTACCATACGAGCTTTACGGGCAACAGCAAGACGTTCTTTAACGAAGGACAGCGAAACGTGGGTCTGACCTACATGAACATGGTCAATCGTTACTGCCTAAAAGAGTACCTATTAATGGTAAAAGAAAATCAACCCGAGGGGTAATTTGGAATGGACGAAGCTGTAGCCACACAGACTGACACCGGCACAGGTGCAGATTCAGGTATTCCAGCCACTGATGTTGAGAACGTGGAGCAGACCGCTGCCGCTGAAGGAACTGAGACCGAGACCGCACAAGCGGACACGACTGAAGGGACCGAAGCAACAGCAGAAGGCGAAGCAACTGAAAGCAAGGCAGAAGGAGAAGGGGACGCGGCAGGCTTTACGGCCGAAGCGCTCAACTTTCCAGAGTCTTTTAATGTCGACGAGGGGAATCTTAATCTGTTCACCGAAGTCGCCACGAAGCATGACCTCACACCCGAGGCAGCTCAGGACCTAGCGGATTTATTCGTCAGTGTCTCAGAGGGCCAGAGTCAAGGGGTCATGGACGCATATCAGGCTCAAGTACAAGGCTGGGCAGAAGCAACAGAGAAGGACGCAGAACTAGGCGGGAAGGGTGAGGTTTTTGACCAGAAACTCTCAACGGCTAAGAAGGCGCTGGATATGTTTGCCTCTGATGAACTCAAGAATATTTTAAATGCGTATGACGCTGAGACTAATCCCCAAGGTATGGGCTTAGGAAACAATCCAGAGGTTATCCGTCTTTTTTATAGGCTTGGTAAAAATGTTGGAGAAGATGGGCTCGTCCTCGGGGATACCGTCAACTCTGAACAAGACCGAGAATCAATTTTATATAATTAGTCAACTGGAGGAATCACCATGGCTACAGTAGGAAGCACATATCTGCAACTGGCAGACTATTACCGTCGACAAGACGGCAAGGGTCAGATTGCGGAAGTAGTGGAAATATTAGCGGAGATCAACCCTATCCTTGAGGATGGAATGGCTCTTGAATGTAACAATGGCGCAGCGCATCTGACGACAATACGCACCGGGTTGCCACAAGGCACTTGGCGTAAATTGTACGAAGGCGTACAGCCTAGTAAGTCAACGACCAAACAGGTTAGCGACACCACCGGCTGGCTCGAGGCATACTCTGAGCTTGACGAAAAACTCTATGCACTAGCGGCAGGCAACGGCAACGCACTACGATTGTCAGAAGCTGAGGCTTTCATTGAGGGCATGTCAAACCAGATGGCTTCAGCAATGTTCTACTCGAACACTGCGAACACGCCTGAGCAGTTCATGGGTCTGTCACCACGCTTCAACGCACTAACCGGCGCTGAGAACAGTGGTCAAATCGTGGACGGCGGCGGCGCTGGCTCTGATAACACTTCAATCTGGTTCGTGGTCTGGTCTCCTAAGACCTGTCACCTATTGTATCCGAAAGGCACAATGGCTGGCGTATCACGCAAAGACCTTGGCGAACAAACCAAGGAAAATTCTGACGGCTCTATGTACCAAGTTATGCGCGAGCATTTCAAATGGGACATCGGTATGTCGGTCCGTGATTGGCGTTATATCAGCCGTATTGCAAACATTGACGTATCACTTGCAGCGGCCGGCTCTGTCGACCTGTCTGACTTGATGATTAGCGCTTATTACAAGCTACGTCAACGCAGAGTACGCGGCGGAACAGCGGTTATCTATTGCAACACTGAGATTAAAACAGCGTTGCATAAGAAAGCTCGCTCTGACTCCACCAACACCCTGACCCTTCAGAACTTTGAAGGCAAGGAAATCGTTTCATTCTTGGGTGTACCTATCCGTGAATGCGATGCCATCGTAAACACAGAAGCCCTAGTCGCTTAATCAGGAGAGCAATTATGATACTCGACAAACAAACTTTGTACTCTGACGACCAAGCGGTCACCGTAACAGCGGCGAGCACGAACCTCATTGACCACAGTGTTGCAGCTGATCAAGGAAAGGGCGTGCCGATGGAAATCTTAATCCAAGTGACAGAAGACTTCGGGGCTTTAACCAGCCTTACCGTCTCTCTGGAGGTTGATGACAACGCCTCTTTCTCTTCGGTCAAAACGGTCGCTACCACGGGGGCTGTTGTATTGGCTGACCTAGTAGCTGGGAAGCAATTCTCACTCAACCACATGCCTCTCGGTGCTGACGAGCGATACTCTCGCTTGAAATACACCGTCGCTGGCACCACTGCGAATGCTGGCACGATAGTAGCCGGCGTCACGATGGGAGCCCAGACGAATGGCTGAAGCTAAAAAAGTAGCACACGTCGACGGTCAAGTCGTTGCTATTGCATTAGGCTTCGACGGTCATAAACTTCGCGATGTTGGCGAAGTCTTTAGCTTCAAAGGCCCACAAGGTTCTTGGTTCGAGCTGTACAAGGCTCCGCCAAAACCGAAGGCCCCGAAGGCTGACGATTAAAAAACCCTGTCAGGTGTAAACAGCCTGAATATCACCCGGGGGCCTTCGGGCCCCTTTTTTTATAGAGGCGAGCCGTTATGAGTACACAAGTCGAAGTCTGCAATCTTGCGCTGAGTCATATAGGTGACGCGAACACAATCTCTGATATTACGGAGAACAGCACTCAGGCTGGCCAATGTAATAGACATTGGACAAACGCTTTAAATACAGCGCTGAGGCTGCGAGACTGGTCCTTTGCACGGGTATCTGCCAACTTGGCTTTGAAAGGGACTGCGCCACAAGGCTGGACCTATCAATACGCGACGCCAGTCGATATGCTTATTCCGCGTATGCTGATAGCGAACGACGTGCCGCTGCCATTTCTTACTGAGAACAATGACGGCATAAGAGCGGTCAACGACCCTTATCCTTACGAGCTAGGCCTGAACACAGCTGATCAATCTATTATCTTACTAACGAACCTGTCAGAAGCTATTCTGAGGTACACCGCCAAGAATGATATCGTTTCTCTTTGGCCGGTCGATTTTCAAACAGCGATGAGCTATATATTAGCCGAGCGTATTGCTATGCCGCTGACACGAAACCCAGAAATCAAAGACGCTATGGGGCAGGCAGCACGGCTCGCCGTTTCTACCGCCAGCGTCAACAACCTCAACTCGGAGGAGCCTGCTCGACCAGCGGACTCAGGTGGTATACAAGCGAGGGGTCAATAATGCCTACCGCGAATCAGTCCTCGTTTGCCGCCGGTGAGCTCACTCCCTCCTTGCACAGTAGGCCTGACCTCGAGCGCTACCTTACGGGGCTCCGAACGTGTTATAACGCAATAATTCATCCTCACGGCGGCCTATCGAACCGAGCGGGGCTGGAGTTTATCGTTGAGGTCAAGAACAGTGAGCACGCTTGTCGATTAATCCCTTTCGCATTCAATGACAGCGACACCTATACGCTTGTTCTAGGAGATCAATATATCTGGTTCTTGCGTAATGGCGGAATCATAATTAACACCGCGAACACAATAACCGCTGTCACCAAAGCGAACCCGGCAGTCGTTACTAGTACGGGGCACTCACTGCAAAACGGGGATACAATTTACATAAGCGACGTTGCTGGCATGACCGAGCTCAATGGTCCGCGCTACACCGTGGCCAATGTAGCGGCCAACACGTTTGAGCTGGACGGTATTGATAGCACGGCTTATACCACCTACACCTCCGGGGGCGAGGCCAGCAGCCTTTATGAGATAGCAACGCCTTACGCACACACAGAATTATTTGAAATCGGGTACACCCAGTCAGCCGACGTGCTGACCTTGGTTCATAGAGGCAACGCCCCGAGAACACTGGGACGGACCGGGCACACGTCATGGACCCTGTCAACAATCACCTTTGCGCCAGAAACACAGCCACCGACCGGCTTGAGCGGCACCGGCAGCGCGTACAGCTACGTCGTGACTTCGTTCTATGATGACACCGGCGAGGAGTCGGTTGCTTCCGCCGCGGCCAACATGGACGAAACCAGCACGCTCTCGTTCACCGCTCCAGCCAGTGGCCCAGTGCCTGATCGTTATTATGTCTATAAGATGAAGCCGGCGAACGGGCTCTATGGGTTTATTGGTGAGGCGGTCGGGACCACCTTCACAGATTCGACGATTATCCCAGACCTTGAGGACACGCCTCCGCAAGCACGAAACCCGTTTGCAGCGACGGACGACTACCCTTCAACCGTGGCTTACTATCAACAGCGCCTCGCCTTTGGGGCAACAAACAATGACCCGGACAAGGTCTGGCTGACCCAAATAGGACGCTTCAACAATATGAACGTCTCTGTCCCGCAAAAAGCAGATGACGCACTGACGCTCAGAATTTCCTCGAATGAAGTGAACCGGGTCCAAAACTTTGCGCCACTGGATAGCTTGATTGTGCTTACTTCAGGCGCCGAGCACTTGGTTACGAGCGGGGACTCGGCTTTCTCAGTGGATAACATTAAGATTAAACCACAGGATTACCGGGGCTCGACCGCGCTGAAGCCGATTATTTTGGGCGGCGATATTCTGTTCGTGCAAGGACAAGGCAACGTGGTGCGCTCTATGAGCTACGCGCTAGAGTCTGACTCATACCGCGCTCAGGACCTCTCAATCCTCTCTAGGCATTTATTTGTGAATAACTCAATGGTTGATTGGTCATACGCTAATCAGCCGAATAATGTCCTCTGGTGCGTCCGTGATGACGGCTCCATGCTGGGCTTCACCTTTGTCCGCGAGCATGAGGTGTTTGCATGGCATCGACACAAAACCGACGGGCTGTTCGAGTCTGTCGCAACCGTGGGTGAGAACAAAAAGGACGCTGTTTATGTCGCTGTAAAACGAACAATTGGCGGCGTCACAAAGCGCTACATTGAGCGAATGCACGAGCGCGGGTTCGAGGGGACCCATGGCGTGACTGATATTGAGGATGCTTTTTTTGTTGACTCAGGCCTATCGCATGACGTGCCTTACATTATAACGGGCGCCACACAAGCGGACCCGGTTGTCATTAGTGTCACAAGTCACCCCTATAGTAATGGTGACACAGTTCATATTAGTGATGTCGACTTTACACTGGACGCCGACGGCGCCGCTGATACTGGCATGGCCGAGCTCAATGGCGGCCGCTACCTTGTTTCAAATAGCACGGTCAACGCCTTTGAAATTACCGACCTCGATGGCAACGATATCGACGGGACGGCTTTCGCAGCGTACACCTCGGGCGGCATCGTAAGGGAGGCGGTTAATACTGTTGCAGGCCTCGACCACCTCGAAGGTGAGACCGTGGCAATACTGGCTGATGGTGACGTTCATCCTCAGCGAGTCGTCGCAAGCGGCAGCGTCACACTGGATTATCGTGCTAGTCGCATCCATGTCGGCTTACCGTACAACGCCGATGTCGAAACACTCGAGACCCCTGAAGGCTACGGCCGCAAGAAAACAGTCTCAAGGATTCAGCTCCGCTTCCTAAACACACGAGGCATAAAAGCTGGCCCCTCTCTTACTAGGCTCAATGAGCTGGTACAGAGAACGGACGAAGACTATGCAGCACCGACCCGGTTGTTTACTGGAGAGGCTGAGATTGTCATCGAGCCGACATGGCAGAACCGGGGCCGTTTGAGTTTTAGGCAGAGCGACCCGCTCCCTTTCACGTTGCTGGCCATCCTTCCTGATGTCGAAGCCGGAGGCTAGTGTAAGGCCTGCGACACTCGAAGACGTTGACGTCCTGTTCGATAATATCCGAGCAGGAGACCTCAACGAAATGGAGTACGCCAGCCGACAGACCCCTTACAATTACCTCCTTAAAACCTATGAAATGACGCGCAGCCCACTCGCCGGGGTCATTGATGGGAAACTGGTCGCGCTCATGGGTATTGTCCCGGTCGGGCTACTGACTGGTGAAGGCTGTCCATGGATGCTGGGCACCGAGGAGCTCAAGAAGCACGGGAAGATATTCGTCGCTTTCAGCAAACCCACCATGATAAGTGCGGCCAAGCCTTACACGACTCTGCGAAACTATGTGGATGTTAGGAACAAACAATCGATTAGATGGCTGAAATGGCTGGGCTTTACGATTAAAAGCCCAGTTATCTACGGACCCTATAGTAAACCTTTTTACCCGTTTGAAATGAGGAAGTAAATTATGTGCGGAATGGCAGAGGCAAGTCTTGCAATGATGGTTTTTGGAGGGATAAGCAGCTTCTCTCAGTCACGGCAGCAAGCAAAAGCTCAGAAACAGCAGGCAGCATTCGACTCCAGAGTCGCTGAGAACAACGCAACCAACGCCGAAAACGAGGCGCTTCAGGTAGAACAGACGGCTCTAGCAGACGGCAAAATCAGAACGACGAAGGGCGAGCTCAGCAAGGGTCAGCTCCGGGCACAGTTAGCAGCCAACGGCGTGGTCGTTGATGAAGATAACGCGCTCGGTTCATTGCTCGACGAGGAGGCCAGCACGGCGCTCGACGTCTTAACCATCAAGTACAACGCCGACAACCAAGCTGGAGGACTCCGGGCCGAGGCTAATAATTATCGCATAGGCGCGGCAAACACCCGGTCGAAAGGTGAGTTCGACGCAAGCCAAACCAAGTCCGCTGGCTGGGGCACTTTGCTCGGCAACGCTGGCAAAACCGCTGGACAATATGCCACCTTCAAGAAACTCGGAGCGATATAAATGGCGAACCTCAGAGTCACTAGAGAACCAACTGTCGCAATCGATAGTCCCGTAAAGAATCGCTCATCACTAAGAGCGCCGACACTCCAGTTCAAGGACAGCGGCAGCCAGATATTCCAAGGCGGCCAACAGCTGGCAGCGCGTGCAGAGCAAATGCAGAAAGAGGAGAACGTCCTCACGGCCAAGGATATCGATAACCAGTACAGCGCTGAAATGCGCGAGATAATGGAAGCTGATGACGGCTACTATAACCAGAAGGGCAAGAGCGCTGTCGACCAGTTTGAGGCGGCACAAGAAAGACTGGACGCGCTTCAGGCAAAATATGCAGGGATGAGCGGGAATGACCACGTCTCATCATTGCTGGCCGGCACGTTGAACGCGAGAAAACAGAACGAGCTCAACAAGGTCTATACCCACAAAGCACAGCAACGCAATATCTGGGCTGACAACACTGATCAGTCCTCCATTGAGAACGCCACAAACGAAGCGGCCAACGCTTACAACGACCCTATCTATGTCGCCCAGAACGTCGCCAAGGGAATGGAGAGCGTGGACCGGGTCCTTAGTCGAGCAGGCATTCCACTTGTGGACGAGAACGGCAAAGAGACCGAAGGGGCCAAGTCGGCGAGAACAAAATTTACCAGCGGATTGTATGAGCGCGTTATCGAACGAGAAGCCATCAACGACCCCATGGGCGCACAAAAGAAATACGAAGCCATACTGAGCCAAGAGAAGGCAACGCCTGAAGGCCGCTTGCTGATAAGCCCAGACGCAAAGATGAGGATTGAGACATCCTTGAAGACGAAAGTCACCTCAGCCAAGGGCCGGGGCTTGCTGGTACAAATAAAGCAAGACAACCCGGGGCTCACTGATGAGCAGATGCTCCAGAAAATCTATGACCACGGTGACACCACCGGCGATATCGATACCGCTGACGACGCGGCTCAACGCTTCCGTCAACGCATATCAGACAAGAAAGGCTTTAAGGCTGAGAACGAAAAGAGCGTCATCAAGTCGGCGCATAAAAAGATTAACAGCACTGAATGGCAAGGGGCGGATCTGACCTTGAAAGACATATTATCTGAAGAGGAGTACAACCTACTTTCTCAGAGCCAGTACGGCATCGAGAACGCCGAGAAGCGTATCAAGCGAATGCGTGAAGGTATCAGCGTCGACACCACGCAAGGCAACATGTACAAGAAATGGGATGGCGCCACTGCCGAGCAGCTCGTGGTCATGGTTGAGAAGGGCGAGCTCGACAACGACATCAATGGCGGGAGTATTTCAGACGGTGACGCACAGCGATACTGGACCCTATACGGCAACGCAAAAGAACCGGGCAAGGTCACAGCCGAGAAGGCCGCTGCGAAACATATCTCGCCGAACGTGGGTGAGAAGCTAGCCGCTTACCTGAAGAGAAATGAAATCAGCACCACCAAGAACCCAGATTCTGGGGAATTGACCAGCTACCTCGTCAAACACATACAAGACGTCAAGAACGCCTCGGGTGCTGCCGTGCTCGACGGCGCCACTGAGGACGAAATATTTGCGAAGGCAACCGCGCCCGTGAACATCCCGGGAGAATGGTTCGGCATAGATACTGTCCCGGCCTATAAGGCGTGGGCGAAAGAGGAAGCGAGCAAAGCTAAGGAACCGCATCAAGTCGACTTGGGCATCTATGAAGCGAGCGAGATTGCCATTGCAAAGGCAGCTTATGACAGTCAGCGCGAATCAATCACGGCCGACTTAAAGGCTGGCGGCAGACCATTCGAGAACGAAGACGAGGGCGGCTCATTTAATCTCAGCACGAAGGGCGGCACAAAAACAAAAGAGCGCCACTACGACCGGGTGATACTAGATATGCTTATTCGGCAAATGAAACAACTAGACGAGGCTGAAAAATAACATGCTAAATTTTGACGAAGCATTCGAGGAAGAGTATCGCGCTTACACCCAAGGCCCTAGCAATACGCCAGAGCCTCAGCAAGACCTCAAGCCACTCAGAAAAGCAACGCAAGAAGACGCCAATAAAATCGCTGCCGACATGTTCGGTCAGAAAGGAAAGGACGACGCTGCCTTTAACCAGATGGCGGAGACCTCTCTCAGCATGGACCCCGAGCAAGAGGCCAGCGCGTACAACATATCTAACGAGATAGGCGTGCCGGTAGAGACCGTTCGGGGAGACCTTGGTATCTACCAGCAGCTGGTCGCAAAACAAAAAGCGCTTACGGACTTCAGCGCCATAAAAGAAAACACCGGCCTGTCTAATTTGTACACCCAAGACGGGCAGCTCGCGGCCATGAGTGTTGATGACGCTTATGAACAAGATCAACTCTGGGGCTGGGTGACTAGCGTCACTGAGACAGTCTTCGACGCAACCGCTAACGAAATGCGACTCAAGAATGAAGTCGGTGACGTAATGGATGACACCGGCGGATTATTGCTTCGGAAATACATGTTCGACAACCTGAGTGAGGAAGACAACACAGAGCTCGCCACATTGCTCGAAGCCACGGACAGGGCAAACAAAATATTCGCAGACCGCTCAGACATCGATGAGTCAATCGCTCTCAATGGGGCCGAGATATGGGGGCAGTTTACGTCTTCGCTTCCTGTCATGCTGGGTGGCGCAGCGGTAGGCGCTGGCACAGGCTACGCCATGGGCGCGGCTTCAGGTCCCGGCGGCGCAATCACAGCCGGCACAGGCGCTTTGGTCGGCTCATCACTCGCGTCAGGCGCTCATGCAGCTGTCATGGAGGCTGGTCATGCCGTCCACGAGTTCGCTGGCATAAAGGACCTTGATGGCAATTTCATGGACCAAGACGTCGCACTCGGCGCTGGCATGATGGTCGGGCTTATTAATGGCACGATTGAAGCGGCAGGCTTCGGCGTGCTGGCTAAGTTCTCCGGGGCCAAGAAGGTGCTCGGGTACTTCAGCAGGGGCGCTATAAGAAAAGAATTAATCCAGAACGCAACACTCCGCAAAGCACTGAAGAACGCCGGGAAGGCTTGGGCGTTAGGTATTGCCGAACAAACCGTCGAGGAAGTATTGCAAGAGAGCGTTAATATGCTGACGGGTGAAATGGCAAAAATGTACGCGAGCGGCGACTTCAAGACCATGACTAAAGATGAAGCCTACGAACGACTTGGGGCCATCATGTACAAGACCGCTACCGGCTCAGTCATGCTGTCAGGCGGCACAGCGACGCCCCAGTTCTTGGTCGACGTGCACGCTGCCAATAAAGCAGAATCAACAAAGAGCTATTTCCAAGGGCTGGCCGAGAAGGTCACCACAACCAAACTACACGAACGAGCGCCGAAGAAACTGGAGACACTGGTCAACGCGGCAGCTGACAAAGGTCCCAAGGATACCGTCTATGTTGACGCCTTGAAATTGGTCGAGACACTGGCCAACAAGGACGAGAGTGGGCAGACGCTGAACCAAGACAAAGCCATTGCCGCCATTGAGGAAGAGTTCCCTAGCCTTAAAGGAAAGGTCGGGCCAGCGCTTGCCTCGAACACGCCGCTACGCATTCCAATGGGTGAGTACGCTGCCAACATTGCGCCAACCGAATTGCACAAAGCGCTGATCGACGACATCAAGTTCGACGAGACCGGGATGACGTTCTCTGAAGCAACCGACTGGCGAGCGAATGGGGAAAAAGAATTTACGAAGGAAATGGAGAAGGCCAACAAGAAGGCAGTGGGCAAGCGAGAAAAGGCGGCCCCAGCCGAGAAAGTCTTCGACGAGGTTGTTGCTAAGTTAATTGATAGCGGCCAGACCAAGGAAGTCGCGGGAACAAATGCCGCCACTTGGAAAGCATTCTTCAACACGATGGCACACCTGACAGGCGGCGACGCTTATGAGTTATACAGTGCTTTCGATATCGATGTCGATAACGCGGCGGGGGGAGGTGATTTTCAGTCTTTGCTTTCTTCAGCGCTAGAACGACGGCCAGCAGATGAGACTATCGTGGAAGGGTCTGGGAACTCCAGCCCAACTGCCTCGAAGTCTGAAGGTTCAGCCCAAGACGCCTTGCCGGGCATGAAGTCCACAATACCAGCGCCGCCTTCAACCCATTCGCCGACAGATTCATCGAACGTCTCTATCTTTTCGCCACCGTCTTCGGTTGCGACGAGTCTGCCGAGCACTCTTCCCTCTAGCAATGAAGGTGGTTCGGTCAGTTTAATCTCAGGGGAATTTTTCATAAACCCGAGTATACAAAAAAGTAGCGAAAATAACAAGGCTGTATGGCAACTTACTGACGAACTTATCACGAACATGGGGTTAGCTGAGCAGGGCATGAAGGGCTTCGAGAATGACCTCAAGGCGTTCGCTTCTCTGATAGACGGCGTTGAGCTTTATGGTGTCCGGGTTAAGGACGAGGCGGGGCTCCTTACTAAGAAGCTATCGCGGGGCAGCACATGGGAAACCATTAACGATTATTTAGGCGGTCGCTTGGTCATATCAAACGAGGCCGCTATGGCGGAAGCCATGCGTCGCCTTGAAGAGTCGGGCGTCGAGATACTCGAGAAAGACAACTTCCTTCATAAAAGCAAAAAAGGATATCGAGCGGTCCATTACACAATCAGGTTGCCGAATGGCTTGGCGGCTGAGCTTCAGCTCGTCCCGACAGAGATATCCAATATTCAGGACGAAATGCACAAAATCCATGACAAATGGAAAGCGGTCAGCGAGACACTGTTGACCGATGAACAAAAAGCAGACCGCGAAACCGACCGGGACTTCATGCAGGGTGAGTTCGACCGGGAATACCAGAACTATCAACAAAAGCAGGTCGTCCTTTCGCAGTCAAACAACAAGGCAATCTCGGACGCGGACCTTGCGACAGGGGAGGGCTTCTTTATCACAGAGGGCCTCGATGTCGTCAGCGTCGCAGTCAACAGCTTGCGAACCGTGAAGGACGCGCCTGAGCGAGTGGACCGTGCAGAGAAAGGAATGCTGGGCGCTCTTAATGGCGGTCAAGGCAGGAAACCGATATCAGTCATGCAAGAAGACGACGGCACCTATACCGTGCTGTCAGGACGCTCGACGGCCTCGGCACTGAAGCGACTAGGCGTTAAGAACATCCCGGTCCGAATACAAACTATGGAAGAGGTTGAGCTGGAAGAGGCCGCCGGCAAGATAGGCAAAATGCAAATGATAGAGGCTGGCATGTCAGGCGAAGCGTTCGACGCGAGCCACATCGATGAGTATATCGTGGGCAAATGGGTGGCCACCGGGAAGGCGCACAAGAACCCAGATGGCTCATATATCTTGACAGAAACAGGCCTTAAAATGGTGGAAAAGGAGCTCAATGAGCCGACTATTTCCAGTATTGACAAACTAAAAGCTGGCGCCGAGCTGTTCGAGCCCGGGATTAATCTCGAGTTTGCGCCCGACCCACGCAACGAAACACTGACGGCGAAGTTCAAAGCGCTGTCACCCGAGGAAAGACTCGAGGCCACGAAAGCCATAGCTGACGCGGTTATCCCTGAGATTATGAAAGAAATGGGGATTGATAATTACAACATTGAAACGACCGAGGGCGGCTTCGAGGACGACGTCAATCCTAGCCTGATACTTCGAGCTCCCGAGTTAGCGTTTGACGAATTGATAGAACTTGCTAATGTAGCGGGCTTCGTCGGGTCTCAACAAGCAACAATTGTTTATGATGAGTCTGACCATTCTGGAACACAGACCGGCTTTATTAAGATAAAACCACTGGTCGAAATGGATGAGAATGAACGTGCTGAATTGTACCAGCACCTCCATGAAGTTATTCCACAGGTCGAAGGCTACACCTACCGAGACGGGGCCATTGTTATTGGCAACTTTTCCGGGTGGAGCGACAACCCGATTGACGACGACACGATGTACCTTGTCATTGCTGAGGCATTGGAAGCATACGACACAGAACATCATTTTGACTTGCAAGAGCCGGTGACTTTCCGCTCTGAGTATTTAGAAACTAATCTTGAGGATACACGATATGGCTACGGTGAACAGAGTGAAAGCGGACGGGAAACCAGTGTTCGGGGGCAAGGGCGTCGTAATGCTAAAGGGATTAAAGCCATCAAGCGAGAAGCCAGTCAACTCCTCGAAAGCAGGCTTAACGGTGGAAAAACCAACCAAGAAGTAAATAACGAGAAATGGCAGAAGGGTACCACTGCCCTTCTCAAGAGCAGAGACACCAAGCTACAAGTAACAACAGCAGCGCCCGACGTCTTCAGCGTCATCGACAGCGGCGTCAAATCACTTGCCCTGACCAACGGGGTCCTGAAAGAAATACAACGAAAACACCCAGACGTCCCGGCCGAGGTCATTGCTAACTTGCGCGAGCTTGTCACCGACCCTGAGTTCGTCTATCGCAGAACCATCCCGGGCAAAGAGGACGAGGTCAATATCGTTATCAAGGGCCGCACAGCAAAAGGCGAGACCATTGTCGTCGGCGTGCATCCAGCGACAGGTATGATCAAAACAGTAACGCCACGCCATGACCAAAAAGGTCCGGGCTCTGGCCGCGCTCATCTAGCGAAGGAAATTGGCAATGCCCTGAAGGGCGAAAAGAAAATGTACATTGAAAATAAGGCGGCCTTGAGCGAACTCGAGGCCGCCCAGTCTCGTCCAATCGCAAGTGTCGCGGGGGGACCAAAAAGACTGAGCGCTAAAGTAGTGACAAAATCAAAACTTGTCAATAACTTAGGCAGGGAGCTCGAGCAGTCTGGCTTCAATAATTGGTTCGGGGACTCAAAAATCGTTGATGATAACGGTGAGCCGCTGGTGGCTTATCATAGCACCAAGCGCGATATCACTGAGTTCAAGCCTGCTTATGATGACGGCATGATGTTCTTTACGACGAACGCCAAGTTCGCCGGGGACTGGATTAGGGGAAGCGGGGGGCTCAGAGATATGTCTGATGTCGGCAAGGCTGAAGCGCTGGCAATGCGGTCGCTCGAACAAGAGCTATACCCTGTCCACATGAAGGACGCTGAAGAGTACGACTGGAAGACCCCAGAAGGCGTGGCAGAGTTCGACAAGGACCGAGACAACTTCAAGAAAGCTGTCCGGGAAAAGACTGGTTTTGATAGCGCCTCAGAGTTTGAAGCTGTTGGCGAATCGCAAATCATGCCTGTCTACCTAAAGGTCGAGAAGCTGTTTGACCCAAGAAAAGACTTCAAGGTCGTCGAAGAGTTATTGCTTTCGTTCCCTGAAGAGAACGGCATGGGTAAGCTCGTCGAGCAGGGCGCTCACAAGCAAGGAAGCTGGATAATATACGAACGGCCAGAGGTTACGGAGCTACTCCAAGGCCTTGGGTATGACGGCATCCTTCTAGCAGAGAACATTGGAGGACCACACGAAACAATCGCGGTCTGGGATAATACGCTAATCAAGTCAGCCAGCGGCAACAACGGCAACTTTGACGGCAGCGGCAATATATTAAACCAGACGCTCAACGACGACATGGGCGGCGACACCCGGGGGAATATTACGCTCCCTGATGACATCCGGGACGGCACCACAATTATCCGAATGTTTGAGGGACAAGACCTGTCCACCTTCCAGCACGAGTCGGCTCATTTCTTTTTAGAAGTTATGCGCTCACTGGCAATGGACCCGATGGCCACGCCTGAAATGATTAAGCAATGGACCGCTGTCAGCATGATGCTTGACATGGACCCCGAGGGCACGACCACGGTCGAACAGCATGAGACATTCGCCAGAACCTTCGAGGCTTATTTGTTCGAGGGCAAGGCGCCCAACATGGAGCTGAGGAAAGTATTCAACAGCTTTTTATTCTGGCTGAAACGTGTCTATGAGGACGTTAAGAATTTGAACGTCGTCATCAATGATGATGTCCGCGCAGTCATGGACCGGGTCCTTGCGACCGAGAAAGAGATTGAAGCGGCCAAGGACAATATGCACTATCGCGCATTGTTTGACGCGGCAGCGGCAGCCGGCATGGATGAGGACCAATATAACAGTTACACCGAGGCGCTCGAGGAAGCCAATGAGGGCGCAATCCGCCGTATGGAAATGGAAATTCTCCGGGATGTTTCACGGGAAACCAAGCTCTGGTGGCGAGAAGAAAAGAAGAAAGTCGCTGTCGAAGCTGAAGACGAAATCAATCAACAGAAAGTGCACCAAGTTATTCACTACCTTATGCACGCCAAGAACCTCGTCACAGGCGAGAAAGTCGGCAAAGTTAAGATGAGCCGCGAGCTTGCTGAGGAAGTGCTCGAGGGCACCGGCTACACCACCAAGGACCTACCGGGCGGCGGCGCGACTGCGCTAGTTCGTAAGGGTGAAGGCGTCAGGCCTGAGCTGGTGGCCGAGCTCTATGGCTACAGTTCAGCGCAAGAAATGTTGCTCGCTATTATCAAGGCACCGAAACGAAAGGAAGAGATCAAAGCGAGAACAAAGCAAATGATGATTGAGCGCCATGGAGACCTATTGAACGACGGCTTCATTGAAGAGAAAGCCATGGAAATTATTCACAGTGATGGTCAGGCCAAGGTGCTCGAGCTCGAGCTGATGGCATTGTCACGCCGGTCGAAGACGAAGTTCACACCAGCGGCCATTGCTAAAAACATCGCCAGAGAGATTCTAAGCGGCATGACGGGCCGTGATATCAAGCCCAACACTTATGCCATTGCAGAGCGTAAAGCAGCAAGGGCGGCAGAAAAGGCCTTGATTAAGTCCAACTATGACGAGGCAGCTAGACAGAAGCGAATACAGCTAATCAATCACGAGCTTTATCGTGCGGCACTGGAAGCAAAAGAGGACGTCGACAAGGCGCGGAAATACTTCAAGAGCTTCGAGAAGGGCAGCAAACGCAAACGTCTGGACCGGGATTATTTGACGCAAATCGACAGGATGCTGGAACGGTTCGAGCTGGGCAAGATATCAGGCAAACAAAAGAAACGACGCGAGTCACTGGCGGAATGGATTAAGAGCGAAGAGGAGAAAGGCAATATTGTCGACCTTGATGAGCGCCTGCTTGATGAGACCTATCGCAACAACATTGAAGACATGCAGCTCGGTGAGATTATGGCATTGAAGGACGCCGTCACTAACATCGAAAAACTCGCCGTGCTCAAGAACAAATTGCAGTCACTGAACGACCAGCGTGAGCTCGACGAGATTGTTGAGGATGTCGCCGGGGAGCTGGAGGCAGGGGCTAAGGGCACCGTCAAAGACAACCCAGAAATGCGACTCCCTCAAGACGAAGCGGGTCGCGCAATTACAGGCTTTTTAATTGGTCACAGAAAACTGTCGAGCATTGTCTTGCAGATGGTCGGCGGCAAACGGAACTCGACACTCTGGAAGTTATTAGTCAAGACCGCGAACAAGCGGGAAGAGCACGAGAACAACCAGAAGGAAGCGGCAACCATCACTTTAACCAAGCTGTTCCAAGGCCTGAGCGTCAGTAAAAAGTTATACATGAAGATATGGCGCCCAGAGATTGGTGAGTCACTGACTAAACAAGGCTTGCTGATGATTGCGCTGAACCAAGGCAATCAAGGCAACAAGACGAAACTGGTAGAAGGGCAGACCGTGAAAGGCTGGTCTCAAGATAAAATCCAGAAGCTACTCGACAACCACATGACCAAGGAAGACTGGGAAATGGTTCAAGGGACGCTCGACTTCATTAATAGCTACTGGGAAGAGTCAGCCGCGAAACAGTACCGCCTCACCGGGATACGCCCGGAGAAGGTTGAGGCCATGCCTATCGTAACGCCATACGGCACCTTTGCTGGCGGATACTTCCCGCTGAAGTATGAGGACCGGGTGAGCGAGAGGGCGCTGGTCCACACGCAACAAGACATCGCCAAGCAGATGACGCAAGGCATGGTCGGGAAAGCAACCACGAAGCGCGGCCACTTGAAGGGGCGAGTCGATAATGTCCAGATGCAAATGCGCCTAGACTTTGGCGTCATCTTCGAGCACGTCGGTGAGGTCATACACGATCAGACCTATCACGAATGGCTCGTCGATATTAATAAATTAATCAGTCATTCTGGCTTCCGTACCGCTGTCGTCAAGAACCACGGCGTCCAAGCCTACGGCACTATCAAGAACACAATCTCTGATATTGCAGCCGGGGACGTGCCAGCAGCGAACCATTTTGAGCAAGGCCTTAACTGGATACGAGCAGGCACCTCAATCGGGTACATGGGCTGGAGCGTCTGGACCTCTATGTTGCAGCCTATGGGCTTGACTCAGTCCATTGTCAGGATTGGACCCAAGTGGGTGGCGAAGGGGATAAGTCGCTGGCTCACCGGCCATGAAGGCATGGAGAGCACAACCGAATGGATATTCTCTCAGTCGGACTTTATGCGTCAACGTACCAAGACCATGAACCGGGAAATTAATGAGATTAGAAACAAGCTCCAGAAGAGCGGCGTAATGACGGACATTGAGGATAGTTATTTCTGGCTTATCGGGAAGACCCAGCTCATCGCTGACATCCCCACATGGCTCGGCGAATACGAGAAGCAAAAAGAATTACATAACATGTCGGACGAAGACGCGGCGGCTCTAGCAGATCAAGCCGTCATCGACTCGCAAGGGTCAGGCGGACTGAAGGACATGGCGCAACTCCAGAGGGGTGGACCGCTCCAGAAATTATGGACCGCGTTCTATAGTTATTTCAATGTAACGTATAACCTGACAGCAGAGTCCTACGCGAGAACAGACTTCAAGAGCGTGCCTTCAGTCGGGCGCCTTGCTGTCGACTTCATGCTGTTGCATACGCTGCCCTCAGCCATGGCCACCATCATGTATCAGATAGTAAAAGGCGACTGCGAAGACCCAGAATGTCTGGCCAAGCAACTCGTCGGCGACCATATCGGGTATACGCTGGGCATGGTCCTTGGTCTCCGGGAGCTGGGCGGTATTGCTTCGGGCTTCGGTTACACAGGCCCGTCGGGTATCAACCTGTTCGGGGAGGTGGCTAAGGCTGTCAAGCAGTGGAAACAAGGCGAGGTCGATGAGTCTTGGTTGAAGAGCACTAATAAGGTCGCTGGCATCTTATTGCATTACCCGGCTTCACAGATTGAGCGGACTATCAGAGGCATGTATCACATGGCTAATGGCAACACTACCAACCCGATGGCACCACTTGTTGGACCTGCTTACAAAGACACTAGATAGGAGCGGCGAAGTCGCTGAAACGACGGCCATAATGCAACTTTTAAAATGAGGTTGCATTATGACTGTCGCCAGCAGCACCAACAAAACTGACCCGTTTTCGGGTAATGACGTCGCAACCGCGTTTGCGTTTACTTTCAAGTGCGATGACGCTGCCTCTTTAAGAGTAGTCTTGACTAGCACGCTATCCGTCGAGTCGACGCTTGTGCTCGACACCGACTACACGCTTGCACTGAACACGAACCAAAAGGCCAGCCCGGGCGGGAGCGTCACCTATCCTATATCAGGGACGCCACTGGCTACCGGCGAGAAGCTCACAATAATTCGGGACTTGGTCCCACAAACACAAGCGACCGCCTTACCGAATCAGGGCGCATGGCAGCCCGAGGTCGTTGAACAGGCGCTCGACAAAGTCACTCAGCTGGTCCAGCAAGTGTCAGAAGCAGGCGGCCGAAGCATTAAGCTCCCGGTGAGCTCGACATTAACTGGCTTAGAAATACCAGAGCCTGAAGCTGGGAAAACATTATTCTGGAACGAAGACGCCACGGCGCTCAGCAATGGCGCGACCGGCTTAGACATCGCAGCCGCTAACAGTTACGCCATCGCAGCGGCAGCCTCAGCAGTCGCAGCCCTTGCTAGCGAAACCGCAGCGGGGAGCTCGGAGACAGCGGCGCAAACAGCACAGACAAGCGCCGAAACAGCGGAGACAAACGCCGAGACCGCACAGACAGCAGCGGAATTGGCCCTCGACACATTTACTGATTTATATCTGGGCGCGAAAGCAAGCGACCCAACACTAGACAACGACGGGGCCGCGCTCCAAGACGGCGCCCTGTATTTCAATACAACCGACAACGAGACGAAAGTCTATGACCTTGGAGGCACAGCATGGCAGTCGGTAAGCGCGGCAATAACAGCGGCCCTAGCGGCGCAATCCGCAGCTGAGACGGCAGAGACTAATGCAGAAACAGCGGAGACAAACGCTGCCGCGAGCGCTGTCGCAGCTGCCGCCAGCGAAACTGCCGCCGGAATAAGCGAAACAAATGCAGGGACAAGCGAGACGAACGCCGGGACGAGCGAGACCAATGCAGGGACAAGCGAGACGAACGCCGGGACGAGCGAGACCAATGCGGCGGCAAGTGCAGCAATAGCAACGCTAGGAGCTGGTATTGACCTTACGTTTAATAGCTTAACAACCGACGTCGATAAGGCCGCTGGTGACGTTTGGCTGAACCACGCTACCCCGGCAAGCGCAACAGTATTGTATGTAGACAATGTTGATAATAATGCAGCAAGTATCACAAGTTTACTTGACTCGCTGGATGACCCTACCACCTCAATATCCGCGCACATAAGAATCACAAAAGCTAGTAACCCGGCTGTCTTCGCTATTTACAACGTGACTGGTTTAGTGACTGACGGTACTGGCTACCGGAAGATTGCAGTTACTTATGTGACTGGAGCTGGCTCATTTTTAGATAACGACAAAATCGCTTTCAACTATTCCCTGTCAGGGGATGATGGTGCAGCTGGTGCAACTGGTGCAACTGGCGCAGCTGGCGCTGGCTCTGGGGATATGCTTGTGGCAAATAATCTATCTGATGTTGCTGCTGCAGCCACAGCATTTGCAAATATTAAGCAAGCAGCAACGTCAAGCGCAACAGGCGTGTCTGAATTAGCCATTGCTAGTGAAGTAAATACAGGCACAGACGCAGCCAGAACAATAACCCCAGACGCATTAGCAGGCTCAATCCATGGCGTTAAAAAGTTAGGCGGCACCTTGGCTGAACGTGCGACTGCTGCCAGTGTTGCTACATTTTTAGACATCCCTGTTACTTCTGATATGGAGGGAATGGAACTGTTTGACTGGATGGGCAATGTTGTGACAGCGGGGACCACAGGTACGCAGACACTAGACATCCTGAAAAACGGGGTAACAATGTTTGCCACCAAGCCTACTATCGATTCTGCTGAGACAACAACATTTACAGCGGCTGCTGCCGGGGTACTGAAGACTGACGGGACCGAGGATGTGACTGAAGGGGATATAATTTCTTTTGGCATCACGGCCTTGCATACAACCCCAGCCTTAGGTAGCGGGTTAGTTGGCTTATTCAGGAAACCATAATGGACCTATATATTCAATTCAGGCACACAAGACCTGAGAACAGTACAGCGGATATAGGGGAGGTTACTCTTGTATACGAGACTTCTGAAATCGTAGAGCCACCTTCACCTACTAGTCACTTAGCTTTGGTAAAAATCACTGGGCTTCCTGCTTCGCAAAGTAAAGCAAAGTTGTACGAGCTGTTAGCCTCAGAGATTCAAGGTGAAGAAGATGTAGATGGGTATGATGCCAGACGATGTGCTGTCTTTGATTTTGCATCATTACCTTCCCCATTTTTAAATGACTTCAATGTAAATAAAGAAGTGGATATTCCGTTTGGCATTGCTGTGTCATTACTACACAACAGAAAACTAAACCGTGGCATAACTCAGGGGGACTTTGACTAATGGCTGAAGTAGTACGCTACGTTAATACAGCATCCACTGCTGGAGGTGATGGGACTACTAATAACACTACTGGTGCTACAAGGGCATACGCCTCTAGTGCTGAGTGGAATACTGCGGAAATAACTAACCTAGTTTTAGATACAGATAACCATGTCCTTAAGTGCTGTGGCACAGCTGCGGATACTGCTCAGCTTAATATGTCAGGATGGACTATGAGTGCTGTTTATAATTTCTTAATGGAAGGCAATCCTGATGAAGCTGATGGATGGAATAAAACCGGACTCTACAGTACAAGCCATTATCGAATAGAGACAGTTGATGCCTCTAACATTAAAGCTGCCAAAGACTCCTTTTCGACATTTAGAAACTTACAGGGGGCAACCTCAGGGACAGGGAATAATAATCCGAACGTATATCTTAAAAATACAGTGGATGTTCTCGAAGGATGTATCTTGCGTCAAGGGTGTACAGGCACTAAAGGAAAGGGAGTTATCGGTGATTATGAGCCTTTTGCAGGAAGTATAAGTAATAATATTATATACTCTACCGACCCTTTACCTGAGCTTGATTCTTATGGGATATCTTTCAAAGGTGAGGTTAGTAGCACAGGCAGGATTTATAACAATACTGTATACGGATTCCGCGAGGGAATTTACGCTCCTCTAGCTACTCAGGTAGGTAAGTGTAACAACAACACAGTCTTTGGCTGCACGGATGACTTTGATATGCATGCCAATTGGACGCTTGATTATAATGCTTCTGATGATGGTGATGGAACTAATGCACAAACATTATCGGGAACAAGGGCAGATGATTTTGTTGACGTAACAACTTATGACTTTCACCCAGTAGAATCTGGTGTGTTACCTAGCAACGGCTTGGGCAGTGCCACCGATTCTAATGTACCTCTAGCAGATATTAAAGACGTTACACGTAGTACGTCTGCACCATCAATAGGCGCTATTGAATATGGGGCAGTATCTTCATTCGTTCCAAAGATGGGAATTTATTAATAGCGTCCCTGTGTGCCATCTTATGGATGGTGCGCGGGGGCTTGTGGATGAAGACCAGTGCAGAAGACACATAGAGCATGACGAAGGTAAACAAGACTTACTAGCTTAAAGGATTATTAATGCCAGATTCAGATAGAAGAGACACCGACACGCTTATACTTTTAAAGCTGCATAACCTTGATGAAAAGTTTGATGCGAAGTTTGATGCGTTGAGCCAGAAGTTTACTGACCATCTTATAGAAGACAAAGAATTGCATCTTCGAACCGATCACTTGATCCATGGTAACGGTAGCGTCGGCATGAAGGCCACCCTCGAGGTGGTCAAGAGCAGAGTCACTCTAATAAATGCTATTCTATTCGGGGCTTGGGGTGCGATTATTGGGGCCTATTTAAAACTCAGAGGCGTTTAGATGCTACGCGCTAACACTGAGCTCAAGGAACGCGGTATTGACGGCTATGGCTCCGGGTGCTTTGGCGCCAGCCGGGACGGCGGCCAAAGACTCCATAACGGAATAGATTATGAGTGCGCTGCCGGCAGCTTTATTTTTCCCGTCGAGCCCGGGCGGGTCACTAAGCTCGGCTATCCGTATGGCGACGATTTAACCTTCCGATACGTCGAGGTGACTGACGTCACTGGATATCACTGGCGCTATTTCTATGTGGACCCGGCCGTCGTGCTCGGGGACTACATCACCGAGAGCACAATGCTTGGAAGGCTTCAGGCGCTCGAGGGCAGGTATCCGGGAATCACTCCTCATTGTCATCTTGAGGTTAAAGACGGCGAGGGCAACTATATTGATCCGAGGGCGATTGTCTAGTCTCATGGACTGGATACTCACAGTGTTCATTGTTTTACCAAGCGGCCATTATGTTCAGCGGCCAGTCGCAACAGCAGAGCCTCAGCGTTCGCTCGTTGAATGCAATAAACTCAGACTACAGTCAGACTATCGAGAAATTCCACTCGCCTACAATCAGCTGACAGGCGGCGAGGCGAGACTTGTGTGCGTCGGCAAGCCGGGGCGACAAAGTGCTTGATATGATTTATATGTTTTTCAATGAGCACAAGGGGGTCAGGCGGCTCGGGCTCCTCGTCTGGTTCGCGCTGACCGCGTGGGCCACCTATCGAATTTTTAGCAACATGACGGAAGTGTCGCCAGCTGTCGCCAGCTGTTATGCCACGCTCGTCGGCGCGGCCGCTGCATACGGCTGGCAATACATTACTCATAGGAGAGGAGAGTGACTAATATTTTAGGCATATCAATACTCGTCGGACTGTTGTCGAGCTTCGGAATGTACAAACAGATTCAAGCCAACGGCGAGATTAAGAATGAGCTCGAGACCAAGGACAAGATTATCGCTTCCCAGATATTGGAGAGGGCGAAGCTGGAGGAGACCTTGCTCGAGAACTCGAACAAGAAGAGGGTCATCTATCGTGACAAAGAGAAAATCAAATATTTAATCAAGGAGGTTCAGACCAATGCGAGCCCTGAAGACTGTATTAATCAGCCTGTACCTGTTGAGCTTAACTGCCTGTTTCGAGTCGATGGCTGTCAAGGAGTGCCCGGTGGTCCCGGTTCAGCTGACTCAGCCGACCCCGGTCCCTAAGTACACCGGCGAAACTTGGGCGGACGTGGCCGACTTTACTGTCGAGCTCGACGCCGCCCTCAAGGAATGCAATGCAGACAAGTCCTCTATTCTGGACTGGTCCAAACCATCACTTGACTAGCTTCTCGCAAGCGTATTGTATCGAGTAAGGTATCGGTCGGTCGCCTGCCAGATACTGGCGAAGAGTCCTGTCACCTATGCCCAGCCTTTCGGATATGGCTCGCTGCGATAGCGGTGGGTCGAGCGACTCAATAAGTTCTCTTAGATAGCCCGGGTCTGGGTTGTGATGCTTCTCTGCATTCGGCTTCATTTTAATAGTCTCGCTAGTTGGTTGTGGAATTTTTGGGGGACCTTGGTCTTTTTGGCGTCACGCAAGTCCAAGAAGTATTCAGGGAGCTTGCGGTTTTCAACGTATGCCCACGCTCTCGTGCTGTAGCCATCAAGGTAGTAAGCGTCGCAGACCAGCACTAAGCTCTCGCCCTCTCCGACGGGGAGCCGAGGCTCATCCATGTGGTCATGGTCGATGATGTCGCCGACATAATACTCGTCGGTCTCCTCGGTGGCGATGGTCTCAATGTCCCACTTGTATACATATTCAGCCATATTATATTCTCCTTTTTGATGCTTCACTTCAGCGCCGCCTTTGGTTCGCTCATGATCCACCGGGCCACGTCCTTCTCGATTCTCGTGTCGCCTGCCGGGACCTCGAAGACTTTGTTCTCGTGTGGGACCTCGTGACTCGGCTCGCCATCGAATACATATAGGACACAAGTGTCCTTGATGCTGTCGACCTGACTTTCTCGCCAGTCTTGCTGGACACAATACTTAGTTCGTCGGCCCTTTGCTTTATAGAGGACCCTGCAATTACCATTATCCACGGCGATTATTTTAAGCTCGACCTTGCTCATTTCAACAGCTTCCAAGTGATGTCGACCACTTTCAGGATGGGCATGGCGATGAACTTTTCTTGATTGGCTGCACTGAGCTTGTCATAGACTCCGACGACCGCGCTGGCCGTGAAGCTGTCGACAGTGTGGCCATCGATTTTCTTGTACCCGTTCTCGAGCACGTCTCTGAAGTTCTCTATGCCTTTTATTCCTAGTGCTTTCATTACGCGTCTCCTTTCTTGATTAGGGCCACGACTGCGACGTTCAACTGTATCAGCGCGTCTGCATACTTCTTGACCTTCTTGGTGGGTATCTCGTTGCCATTGTTTAAGTGGTCATACAAGTCGCCCAGCTTGACGGTCATGGCCAGCTTGTTATTGCCGGCAATCAGTCTCGCCATATAGGCTGTGTAATTGTCGCCATCATGCTTGGTCAGGAACTTAACCGCTTCGATGACAGGCTCAGGAACACCGGCAGCCTTGAGGCTTGTGGCGTCGTGCTCGGTGTCCTCGATAATATCGTGGAGGAAGCCGGTGAGGTAGACATCCTCGTTATCAAGGTCGAATGGGTTGACGTATGCAGCAAGCAGGGCCACTGCCTTCAGATGTCTTTCATACGGGTCACCGGCCTTGTCGACCTGACCTTTGTGAGCTTCAAGTGCAAGGTTCCTGATGATTTTATAGGTAGTGGTCATATTTGACCTCCTTTGTGAATTGAGTGGGAAATATAGCACGGCTCGTTGAGCCGTGCAAGAGGTTAGTTATCTTTGTCGGTTTTGTAGCCGAGGCCCTCGAAGAGGTTGACGAGATAACCGCTGACAGCTTCGTCCTTCGCGCCTATTGAGACAGTGTTCACAGCGTTCCACCAGTAGTCATATAAGTTCGCCACGCCGAATGGAGTCTGCAAGTAATACTCGAAGGTGACTTTTTCCTCTGGGTCGTTGGTGCTGTAGTTCGGTTCACCGAAGAGCTCAGCCAACTCGTCACGGCTGATGATGACGCTGCCCTGACGGCAAGCGCCTGCGAGGTCAAGTTCGCCCTCAGTGATTTTGTAGCAGGCTGATGGGATAATGGTCAGTGCTGGGTTGCTGTTTAATGTGGTCATAAGGACCTCCGTAAGTTTATTTAAAAGGCCACCGGGGTGGTGGCGTTGGCTGAGTTATATCACGCTGACGCGGCCCTTGAAGTCGTCGCCGAAGATTTCCAGCGGGACGTAGGCTTCGCCATCAACAGTGAATACTTTTTCCGCTGTGTGGTTAGTGCTGTCAACCAGCTTGAAGAAGGTGGCGCCGTTAAGAGTCTTGACTTCGGCGACGGTGCCCTCGAGCCAGCGTTCAGGGCGTCCCGGGCATGGTTTGAAGTGGTAAGCCTTGATTCTGTCGCCGACCTTTGCGAGGCCTTCATATTTTAATGTGCTCATTTACACAGCCTCCAGTTCTTTTAAGTAGGTCAATGCGAGTTTGGTATAGAGGGTTTTGAGCTTGCTGGCCGCTCTGATTTTTCCTTTGGCCTCGGCTTCTTTCCATGCAATGTAGAGATTGTTTGCTTTGGTTTCGTACTTGTCGAATGGGTTGTTCATGGTGCCTCCTTATTTGTGGCAGTAGTGGGAACAGGAACTACATTAGGCTCATTGAGCCGAGGAGTCAAGCGCTTTCGCTGTTTATTTTTTTAACCAGTTCGAACACAGCCTCGCCATTGCTGAAGACACCTATCTTGTTGATGGCTGATGATGGGTATGAGTCATTAATTAATTTAACGATGTTGTCGGCGACTTTGTTTGCCCAGCCTTTTGCGATGTTTGCCATGCCAGACTCTTCCGAGTAGTAGCGATCGAACTCATTGGTCACGAGCGCGACGCTGACGCAACCGCAATACTCGGAGACAACGACCTTCGCGAAGTTATTCTCAAGGAGGACTTTGCCTTCGCCTATCCATTCGCCGTCAACACGCTCGAATGATTTATAGTTATTTTTAATGATGTTCTCGAGGTTGTCCTTGAACCATTCCCAGTTGTCGTTGTTTTCGTCATAGTCATCGGTGAATCCAGCTGGGTCGTTTAGGTAAGCTACTGCGACCGCGTTGCTTGGCACGTTTACTGATCTACTCATATCTCATATCCCTCATAGTAATTAATTTCAGCATTCTCGTGGGCCTTCGCCATAATCTCCCAGCTAATGACCTCCTCGTGATATTCGTTAGCCTCTTCAAGTGTATCGAAGACGAGGCCCTCGTTGTAATACTTTAATGATTCGCGGTCCATTATTAATATTCTCCTCGAGCTGTTGCTTTTGCGCCCTCAATGCAGTCAGAGAGGTATTCTCTCCATGATTGGTATTCATAACCACAGGCTTTGCTCTCTGATTTATGCCATTCGTATTCTTTGTAATATTCGTCATAGGCTTTTTTGTTTAGCTGCATTTTTAATAGCTCCCGTCGATTTGTTTTGGTATGTCGTGGTATTGAGCCACTTGGTTTTTTAATTCGTATCTCACTGCCGCTATCACTGGGACCGGGCCAAGGACTAGGACAAGAAGGGGAAGAAGAGTTTCCATTTTTACCTCGCTGTTGCTGGTAGTTAGTCGGAAGAACAATTCGAATATAGGCTCATTGAGCCAGCACGTCAACAACTTTCGTAATTTATTTTCAGGTCCTTCTTTTCTTGCTGAAGGGCTCGAGGTCTTGGGCTGGAGTTTTATTCTGCCCCATTGGAACTCGCCGGGGCTAACAATAACAAGGACTTAGCTGAGGGTAACGGTAAAATCTATGGGGCAGATTGAAAAAGTAAGTGACTGTATTGATTAAGATAATTACAATAAAAGCGATTGTTTCGTAAATAGTAGGTCGGAGGTTCGAATCCTCTTTCCGGCACCAACACCAACGCTTTCAGCTTTAGGGTCCACTAACATTGCCCCATAGAACGGGGTCTGCCCCAAAGAATCAGTCGGGTTGCTCTATTTTGGAGCGAGAGAACGGGGTCACGACCTTGCCTTTGCGACGGTAATGAGCCCGGGTGACGGCCGGTGTTGAGTGGTCAAGTTTATCGGTGGCCTCGGCCTCGGTCGCGTCGCTTGCTGCCTTGGCTCTGATGTCTGACTCAGTGAAGCGCTCGACGAGCTCGGTGTCCTCGAGTGCCTTGTCCATGCTCCGACGCCACACAGAATCAAAGCCACTGGCCTTCCGTTTTTCATCGAGGTAACACTTGCCGGCCCGGGTTGCGAACAGATACATCGACCCGACTTTTCTCTTGATGGCGCGGACGTCGGCCACGGCTTCCCGGAGTTCGTCGTCCCATGTGAACATGATTTTCTTGCCGGTTTTATTCTGGACCACGAGGAGGCCCTCAGCTTTGATATCAGACAACTGGATGGTGAGCATGTCGCCCTTCCTAATGCCGAGCTTGAGCTTGAGCGTGACGTAGGTTTTTATCATCGGGTTAGCGACCTCAAGGAACTCAGCAAGCTCCCAGTCCTCAACGTATCGCGTGCGTGCCTTAGCGCCGAATTTCAGGACCTTGCCCTTGATTGGATGAAAGTCTATGTATCCCCACTCAATCGCCTTGGTATACGCATGAGATAGGACGACGACGTGCTGATTGGCTAGGCTCTCGCTGCGACGGCCGACCTTGTCGCGCATCTTGTAGACATCCATGGGGCGAAGCGCACTGATATCCATTTCACCGAAGCCCTTGCGAAGCGCTGCGATAATTTTGATCTCAGTGTCGAAGGTGTTCGGGGACTTTGTTGGGGAGACTTCTTTGATGTAACGGTCGAGCAGCTCGGCGATTGTCTTGGCGTCTTCATAGATATCTGCACGCTCGGCCCATGTCTTATATGCCTCGGGTAAGGTGCGGCCAAGGCGGAACTCTTTCTTGTTGTCCCAGTGCTGTCGAAGAGCCGGGGGAACTCGGTAAAAATATAGGCCACGACGGAAACGCCAGTTCGTTGGGAGGCCTTTGTTTTCAGGTGTTCGCGGCTTTGGCGGCGTCATTAGAATGCACTATAGTCGGGCTCGTTATTGGCTCGGTTTTTATTCTGAAACTTTTCAACGCCCATTGCAATGAGATAAGCGTCGCGTGAAACAATGACGACATTATCAGGCCGAAGTCGACCCGGGATGTTCATAGCGTTCAGCGCTCTCATCTGGGCACCCGGTCGTTGCTTCCCGGTAACCTCGAGCAGTTCAGCAGGCGTCAGGTTCAGCATCCGTTATACCCTTCGAGCTCAATCAGCTCACGAGTTTGCTCGGGGCCATAGGTAGGCACAACCCACTCAAACAAAAAATTCCAGTGGTTCATACTGGTCTGCTTCAGTCCGTGCTCACGCTCATCAAAAATGTCTAATTGCATAATTCCCTCAGTTAATAAAAGACCCCGGGGTTGTCGCCCCGGGGCAAACGGTTGCGCCGTTACTCGGCACATGCTCTCAGCTAATAAGGAGTCTGATACATGTGCTGCCGGTGTTATTGCCATCACCGCCGGCTGGATGGTTCCCGTCAGGGATATATAAAAGTCCCCGGCCTGCTCATAAAAGTTTTACAGAACATTTATCGACTATAAAAATATATGAAAAATATTATAGTTAGCGAGCAGGCCGAGGGGTTCGTGGAGGTGCTTTTTAGAACGGGATGTCGTCATCGAAGTCGTCGGCGGCCTCGTGCGTGTTGCCCTTCGCTTCCGCTGGCTTGGGCGCTGGCGCCGCTTTCTCAGCGCTTCGCTGACCTTCCTCTTGACCTCTGCCGCCCAGCATCTGCATTTCATGCGCGACGACCTCGGTCGTGTATCGGTCCTTTCCCTCTTTGTCTTCCCACTTGCGTGTTTGCAATCGGCCTTCGATGTAGACCTGTGAGCCCTTGTGAAGGTACTCGGCCGCTATCTCTGCCACCTTGCCGAAGAAGACAACCCGGTGCCACTCGGTTTTTTCTTCCTTGTCAGCACCCGACTTGAACGATGTCGCCAGTGTTATGTTTGCGACAGCACTGCCGCTGCCGGTGTATCGGACGTCGGGGTCGTTGCCCAGATTGCCCACCAGTATTACTTTGTTTATTCCGCGTGCCATTATGATTTTACCTCGCTAATTTTATTTTGATATGTGCCTTTTTTTCTGAAGCCCTCGAGGTCGACGTCCGTCAACTGGGGGACCTTTTTATAATCGACCGCGCCTTGCCTATAGAACCGAGTCACACGAAGACCGGCGCCGATAGTGTTGCGTTCACCTGATAGCTCGAGGACCTTGGCCTTAGCATCGTCCAGCGCTTTTTTCATTCTCGCTGCATTCTCAACGGCATTTAGATAGTCCGAGACGGCGAACTTCCATTCGTTTGTTTCGAGCTCGACGTAGTCACGAGGACCGGGCTCGGGCGCTGTCTTTGATATCACATGTGGCCAGAACTCCTCCCACGCTTCGACAATCCTTTTCTGAATTTCCTTGTCAGGCGTCACCTCAACCCGGGCGAACCTGCTGTCGTCCTGATAGACGAAGAAGTGACAGACCGGGGCGTTGGTCACGAGGAGCTGATGGTTGACCTGAATGAGGTCGGTCTCACTGAGTTCACCCTTGAGCGCCATTTCTCCCCGGGCAGAAGTGAGCCCTTTGACGGGGCACTTAATCTCAGCAATTGAATTAATCACGTCGTCCCGGGTCAGCGACAAGTCCGCGCCATCCACTGACGCCGCGAAGTCGTCATCGCCCTCGATGACATAAGGCTCGAAGACGATACCTGTCTCGGCTTCACACTTGGCCCGAGCAGCTGGCTCGAGGTCATGGCCACGCTGCATGGCTCGCTGCAAGAACTCACTGAACTCTTGCTCTTCGCCGAGGACCTTCTTATTGAAGACGTCGAGCGCCGTGCTGTAATCAGACACGCCGATGATTGACGAAGACTCTGAAGCCATTTTTTTACCGGCCCGGAAGGCGTGCCACTCGGGTGTGTTTTGTTCTAAGGTCAATAACTGCATTAGACTTTCTCTTTTAATTTTTCGAGACCAGCGACGATGGATTCGTATCGACTGGCGGGTATTAGATGGAAGGCTGTAACTCTGTATTTTTTATATATACGGTCACGCAAGTTAGTGCGAGCCTCTTTGGTTTTGCGAACCTCTTTGATTAAGTCAGAGAGAACCGCGACACAGTCCAGAGACATGAGCTCAACCTCTGGGGCCGCCTCTGCAATGGGAGCACTCTCGGGCTCGCTTTGCTTGGTATGCGTCTGCTCATCCATGTCCTGAGTGAAGACCTCGGAGAGGCCGGCACAGCGAAGAGTCGCATCGATGTGGGCTGACTTGCAGGCCATCTTGAGCGCCTTGTTAAGGTCGCCCCAGTCGTCCTTCTTTGCGTCCCGGGCACCAATACCCTCGGCGACAATGTTGCCGCTGCCGTCGAGCAAGTGACAGCGCAAGACAATTGAATTGATATCAACACCACTGACGGCCGCCTGTTCATAGTCGCCGATATTTGGATAATGAACTATCAGGCCCAGCATCCCGCTGATTTTCTCGGCCCCGGGTTTCCAGAGTGAGTCCTTCGCGTAATGACTGGCGTCGTTGCACTCTTCTTTCCGGGCTGTCGCCTGACATTTACCCTTACTGACCACATGAATGCGACCGTAGTCGACGTCAGGCTTGAGCGCATCCTTCACCCATTCGACCAGCGCCTGCCGGTTTTGCTTGCGCCGGTCCAGACTGGCGACGAAGACCTCAACCGGGAGGTCGAGCGGGTTGGTGGCTGTTGAGGGCAGTTCGGTGACGAAGGTCTCCTCGTGCTCCATGAGTTCTTGTTCCATAATATTTTCTCCTATTGACGGACCGGGCAGTCGCAGCGGTCGAATCGATTGTCGCAGTCATCGCAGTACGCATTTTTAATGACGACGTATTTAATTTGTTTGCCTTCGGGGACCCGCTTCGCAACTTCGGCGAGCTTGAGTTCGTCCCGGGTCAGGCTTTCTGTGTCATTGAGCTCGCTCGTTAGTTGAGCGCCCAAGTCGGCGTTGTAGGCCTCGGCTGATAGTTCGCTCATAGGCCGAGCTCCTTGAATACTTTTGTCATAATTTTTCTCCAGTAGATTAAAAGGGGAGGGCCCGAAGGCCCCCAGCAGTTACGCTGCCAGCGCTAGAGATTCGCCGAGTGTATCGACGATGATTTCGGACCTTGCTCGGACTACTTCAGTCGACTGTAGTCTGCTACCCGTAGGCTTGAGAGCCTCAGTACAGGCGTTGTACAACTGCCATGCGCTTCGGTCGTAGCTCGTGTTGTCGTTGTAGGCAGCGTGAGCGTCGTATGATGGACGGTCCCATTCTTTAACCGCGACACCTAACTGAGTAGCTGATAGGCCACCGCGTCTGTGAAGTTCGATAAGGAACTGGTCACCTTGGGTTGGGTTAAGGAGGGTTGACTTGTACTCAGTGAGACGCTTCTCGGTCTCAGCGGCACGGTCAGGGATTTTATTAACCGCGTCGGCTACCAGTGCAGGGATTCGGTCCCAGATATTGGTGGTCTGTTTGGTCTTGAAGGTGCCCAGTGAACCACTGAAGCACATGTTTGAGCAGACCATGACTTGCTCACCGATACAGAGGCCACGTTGAATGCTTTGATTATGTGAGCCACGAAGGCCAACAATGACCCGGAAGTCGTCCGCTTCGACAAGGTACTTATTGTCGAGAGCAACCTCGAAGGCGCCGAAGAATAATGACCCGGCATTTGTCACCTCGAACTCCTCATCGAGAACCTGTAGGCCACATTTATCCAGCTCGTTTTCAACGAGGTCTGCATAATCTGAGAAGGGCATTGGTTCATGGAACCGGCCTTGAGGCTTAGGGGTTGCTAGATTCTTGAGGTCCGCACGGCTGTGAGTAGCTGGGGAATAAAGTAAGTTTGACATATATATTTCACCTTTTTAGTTGGGGCCCCTTTATGGCGGGGCCTGAATAAGAAAGTGAATACTGCTACAGCTTGTAGCTAATGTCAAACGATTTGTATGCTTTTCTACATAAAAGTAGATATTATTTTTTTCTACTCTGTAGTTTTATTTCCTCCAAGGCCTTCGGCCATGTTGATCAGGATGGCTTTGTGCTCATCCGACAGCCCTCTAAATACTTCAACGAGACTCACTTCTTGGTCCTTGCTCAATATAATCGCATCGTCTCCAATTAAGTCTTTCAATGTAACTCCTAGCGTTATGGCAATTTGTTTAATGTATTTAATTTTCGGGTCTCTACGACCCGTCAGCCAATGACCTACCAGTGAACGACTCACCCCCATGGTGTCGCCTATATCACTGTAAGTCAGCCCACGCTTTCGCATGAACGCTCGTGCTCTATCATACCATCTCATGGTGTTCAGCTTACTACCCTCCTATGTTCTTTTGTTTAACCGGTCGCATCATAGGCGAACTCGGCTCAATTACCAAAACGTAGAGGGACCTTACGCTCGCTACTTTTTGTAGTCAAGTAGAAATAGCTCCAGCAAAAGACCAAGCGATAATAACTTGTATTTTGTTATACAAATCTGTATCATCCGCTACATGAAAGTAGACGACCTAAAGCACTGTATCTCATCCGAGTTTTTACGATATCTGCAAGTAGTCGGTGGCTATAAAGAAGCCGCACGACGACTCAATGTTTCGTATCAACAAATCGGCCATTTAAAAAACGGACGCCGTCGCGTGACGCCAGATTTAGCTCGGGCTATCTCGGCAGACAGCAACGGCTTTATAAATAAGAACGAGTTAATTTTCCCGGAGGACTACACCAATGAAAAAAGTATCCCAGCTCGAAAAAGTAAAAACGCACCTCTTAACAGGAGCGGCGCTGACGCCCCTCGAAGCGCTCGACCAGTATAACTCACTGAGGCTTGGCTCCATTATTCATCGACTCAAGCGCGACCCGCACAATATGACAATCGAAAGTCACATGGTCAAAGTCGCCAGCGGAAAACGGGTGGCTCGTTACAGTGTTCCAAACTGGGCGGCGCAACCTTAATGTACGGGAAAATATTCGAGTCCATGTACGACGGAACAATATCTTCGAACTGGAAAGCGCTTATTACGTTCCAGCAAATGATCGTCTTGAGTGACTCTCAAGGCGTTATCGATATCCACCCACCAGCATTATCAAAACGCACAGGCATCCCGCTAGACATTATCGAGGACGGCATCGAATACCTCGAGCAACCCGATAAGTATTCCCGAAGTCAGGACCATGAGGGTCGCCGTATCTTGCGACTTGATGAGCACCGACCTTGGGGATGGTCGATTGTAAACCACCAGCATTATAGAGACCTATCATCGACCGAAGACCGACGCGAAAAGGACCGACTCAGAAAGCAGAAACAACGGTCGGCCGCTAAGTGTCCCACGGAAGATGATGAGGCAAAACAGGAACTTACTGGAGACCAAGAAGATTGTCCCACTTTGTCCGCAAAGTCACGCCATACAATTGCATCTGTATCTGTATCTGTATCTTTAGAGTTCTTTAATATCTTTTATGAGTGCCATCCAAAAAAGAAAGCTCGAAAGGTCGCATGGGATTCGTGGCAAAAATTAATACCCGGACTGCATGACTCACTCGAGTCGCTCTATCAAACCATTATTGACGACGTGAAACATAAGGCCGCCAACGATACCGACTGGCTTCGTGGGTTCGCGCCTTATCCCGCTACCTATCTGAACCAAGAAAGGTGGACCGACGAAGTAACACTGGAGAACAGACATGACAACAATCGAGCAAATAATCGCAAACAAAGCACAGGCGAACGGGCAGCCGAAATATTCGCAAAGAAATCAGAACCAGCAGAGCTCACCATTAATCACTGAAAAACACATGGTCGCACTCTGGGAACGGTTCGGGGAAATCTACGGCAACACGTTCGACATTAAAAAATTGGACGGCGTCGAGTTCTGGATGACCACGCTTAACCGCAAAGGCATCACGCCAAAGAAAATGGCCCGAGGCATTGACCAGCTTCTCGAAGAGGGCGGGAGTTTCGCCCCGAGTCTGGGCGAGTTCCTGAAGGCGTGCCGAACAACAACGCCGCTGTATCACAGGTCATTCGAAGAGCAAGGAATGATTGAGCACACACCGGTCCAAAGCAAAGAAGTCGCACAGGCCGCCATGGCCAAGATGATGGCGGGGCTCGCAGCGCACAGCAGCAAGAAGCCAGTGCCCACGACAAACCCAGAGGCGCAAGCCGAAGAGGACGCGCTTATACAAGACCTCGAGGGTCGCTATGAGCAGAACGATTAGTGTCGCAGCTGACATCAACAGTCGAATCAAGTGGGGCATCGCGGCTAATCTCAGCGCGACGCTCGAGTCCGACTGCAAGCGGTTCCGAATTACCAACTCGGGCCGCAAGGGTGGAGATCAATATTGCCTCTGGGAGAAAATTGAACACGCCTTTCGCTCTGACTACACCGGCGAAATGCACAGCTGTTACAACTCAATGCGTTCCATGGGGACATCGGCCCACGTTAAAAAAAGAGCGGAGACATTGAGAAATGAGCAAGTACGCGAGGAAGGTTGATGGCAATCAAACATTCGTGGTCAGCGCATTGCTCCAAGTCGGCTGCGAGGTCGAGGACTTGTCAGCAGCGGGACGAGGCTTTCCCGACTTGGTGGTCCAGCTTGGTGGCCGCGTTTATCTTATGGAAATTAAAAACCCAGCCGGGAAGAACCGCCTCACTGAGGCTCAAATTAAATTTAACAAACGCTTCCCCGTTCATGTCGTCAGGTCGGCAGAGGAAGCCATAAGGGTGGTAACTAAAAATGAAAAATAAAAATTATGTAGACATGCGGCTCCTTGCTGTCAGGTCGCCCGAGCAAATTGAGGCGGACAGGAAAAAGAAGCAAGACGCCCTTATCGAAAAGAATAACGCGGCGCGTAAAATTGCCCGGGCAAAAACCCGACACAGCAACACCGAAGGCTCCCGGCCCGATGGCGCGAAGATTATGTTCCAGCAACAATTCTACAAGCTAGACCGATGGGGCAAATACATGGTCTGGCGCGGCGGCGAATGGGTCCGCTCATCGGTTGACCTGCTTGAGATAGGCAAGGGGATGAGATTATGAGCGACGAAGCGGCAGCAATATCAGGCGTGACGCACGGCCTCAAGACATTGGTCGACGACAGCGTCAACCTGACAATCAACATCCCGCCACGGTACGCGACCGAGTGTATGAAATTATTCGGCAAGCGCGGCATTGATATCGCACTGGCAGCGCTGACCATTGACGCCGGTCTCGCTATTGCGAGAGCAGAGATATCAGGCGGAGTGACCGAGAAGCAATTCGGAGACCAAGCAAGAAAGCTAAAACAGTCTGGCTTCTTTAGGTCCCCGGACGTGTGGTGTTACGTCGGCAAAGATGACGAGTTCCTGACATGGTTGCGAGGTGAGAAATGCGCCTCAGAAAATCACGATTGTCTCGGCGACATTGTCCCGGCTCACGTTCGTCGCGTGGCCAATGGCTCGGGCACCGGGATAAAACCCATGTACTCAGCAATTGCCTTATGCGATGCACACCACAAGAAACAACACCAGCTGGGCGAAAGCGCAATCGGGCCCGAAGCGTGGTGGTCAACAAAACGGATACAGGCCATTGAGAACTGGTGCTGGTTCAAACTAAAAACCGACCTCGGGTATGGCAGCTGGGCAGAAGTCCCACCGGCAGCGCTTGCACAATGGGCGGAGCAAAGAGAATTAGAAACCTATCTCCCCACTTGCTACAAGGAGGCTGTATGACAGACCCAGCATGGACCCCGACCGAGGACCAATTGCTCCAGCGCGTCTACCCGAGCGCCCCGATGAGAATGCTGCAATGTTTGTTCGGCTTCAGAACCCGGGCAGCAATCACCATTCGCGCCAGCCGGCTCCACGTCCGTCGTAATTGGAAATGGACCCGGGAGCAAGACCGAGTGATTGAATGTTGCTATGCCCGATATGGCGCCAGCTATTGTCAACAATATCTCGAAGGCAAGACGCTCCACTCAATTCACCACCGGGCCAGACGCTTGAACGTCGGCTATCGATTTGAAAAGAAAAAGGAGCTACCTGAAGGTCATGACGAAATGGCAATGGTGGAACTACGAAAAAAAATTATATGCGGGAGCTGGAACTGATGCTGACTCATCCAATGATTAACATCCAACACGACCAAGGCTTGCACTTCAGAGCTTACCGAGTGGCTTACTCTGTTGTCACCAATGACCAAGCTGTCACATGCCTCAATTACTTGCGTCTCATACTGAAGAAAATGAAGACCGTCCCGGGGCGGGAAGACATTCGAGACTTGATAGGCACTATGCACAGAAATTTTGACACACTGGGGCGCCGTCGTGGCTAAGAAGAAAGTCAGCAAGAAGAAAGCCAAGAAGAAGGCTTCGAAGAAGAAGGCCACGAGGAGACGAGCGCCTACCCAAGCGCTTGAGGTCCTTCCGAGGAGTGTAGGAAGACCAAGAAGCATTGAGTCGCCCGAGGAGTTCGAATACAAATGCCAAGAATACTTCGACCTCAAGATGAAAGAAATGAAAGAGAACCCGCTGACGTCTTTGATGTACAGGCCGACCCTGACAGGGCTCATCCTAGCGATAGGCTTGAACTCCCGGGAGAGCCTTGCAGAGTACGGGCGGCGACCTGAATATTCTGACCCGGTGGCAAAAGCCAAGACAACCATCGAGTCCATTTATGAATTGATGCTCGGGACCAGTACAGCGAGCGGCGCTGCCTTTGCGCTCAGGAACTTCGGCTGGAAGGACAAGGCTGAGCCCGGGGACGATGATGACAACGACCTGAAGGAAATGAGTGTGCTCGAGAAGGCGACGCGCATGGCGGCACTACTTCGGAAAGGACAACGAGAATTACCAGCGGAGGTGAAAGGTGAGTAAAACAGAA